TTCAGATGATTATATGAAGGCAAAAGATATTGCTATTAAAAAGGCAATGGGAAAAGATGACGAAGAAGACGTCAAAGAACAAAAGACACCATTAGGCGAGTTTATACTATCATACTATGACAGAGAAACAGGCCTGTTTCCAAAAGGCGAGACCGCAGTATTAACTATGGTTGAGAAAGACTACGGCGAAGAGTTCATAGAACCGGCAAAGGCTTTCATTGAACAGGTACAAGCACTCTTCGATGAGTATCAGATGCATACACAACCACAGCAGTTGGATACAGAAGAGTTTGACAGAATGAAGGAGCTTGCAGGTTTACGCTAACCTGCAAGACTCCTATACAGGAGCAGTAAATGGCTATTACAACTACAGAAGAATTAAAAACAAGATGTTTGGAACTTGTTGCAAGAGGAGACAAACCTTATCCAGGAATGGTTGCAGCAATTGTACAAGAATTGAAAGAGGGTGGTTCTAAGTTGACTATGCAAGAATGTTCATACGCACTAAGAGATGCATATGTAGACGGATTTATTACAGAAAAGTATCTTAGAGATCTTCTACAAAAAGATGGCGTAGAATACGATTAAAAAATAATTAAATAAATAGTTGACAAGATAAATAAACGAGTGTAGTATTATAACTGTGCTACACAAATATAGGCACAAAGCACATAGGCATAACAATAGGAGGCATAACTATGGCATCATTAGCAGAAATCCGAGCAAAGCTCAAAGAACAAGAAGCACGTTCATCAGGTGCATCAAACGGCCCAAGCGGCCCTAACCCAATTTACCCATTCTGGAATATTAAAGAAGGCGAAAGCGCAACTATGCGTTTCTTACCTGACGGTGACGCCGATAATACTTTCTTTTGGAAAGAGCGTCTGATGATTAAACTTCCTTTTAGCGGAGTAAAAGGCGACACAGGTTCGCGTCCAGTACAAGTACAAATTCCATGTATGGAAATGTACGGCGAGACATGTAACATTCTTAATGAAGTACGTGGCTGGTTTAAAGATCCAAGTCTAGAAGATATGGGTCGTAAGTATTGGAAAAAGCGTTCGTATATCTTCCAAGGCTTTGTAACGGACAATCCGCTAGCCGATGATGAAGCACCCGACAATCCAATTCGTCGCTTTATTATTGGTCCACAAATCTTCCAGATCATTAAGCAGGCGCTTATGGATCCAGACATGGAAGAGTTGCCAACAGATTATACTGCTGGTGTTGACTTCCGTCTTAATAAAACTTCAAAAGGCGGTTATGCAGATTATGGCACATCTAATTGGGCACGTAGAGAGCGTCCATTGAGTGATGTAGAAATGGCTGCAATTAACGAACACGGCTTGTTTAATCTTTCAGATTTCCTTCCCAAAAAGCCAGACGAAACTGCTGTCAAGGTGATGCAGGAAATGTTTGAAGCGTCAGTAGACGGTGAAGCATACGATGCAGATCGTTGGAGCAATTACTTCCGTCCAAGCGGCATGGCTGCACGTACAGGTGATCCTAATGTAGCGACATCTAATGGTACTGCAACTAGTCAAACTGCTCCTGCTCCGGTAGCAGAGGCAGCACCAGTTGTTGAACCTACTCCAGAACCTGAAGCTGCTCCAGCAGCAGAAGCGACAGGAGATGCCGGCGGTGCGCAAGACATTCTTGCAATGATCCGAGCACGTCAAGGACAGTAATATATTATGGGGGAGCAATCCCCCATTTTGCTTTTTAGATTAGGAGATTAATTATGGCTAATAAGGCATTCGATCCTACTAAGTTTCGAACATCGCTAACGAAATCCATTACAGGCATGAGTGCAGGATTTAACGATCCTACTGATTGGATTAGCACAGGTAACTTTGCACTCAACTATCTTATTTCAGGTGATTGGAACAAAGGTATTCCGCTAGGCAAAGTAAGCGTATTTGCAGGCGAATCTGGTGCAGGTAAGTCTTATATCTGTTCAGGCAACATTGTAAAGTCAGCACAAGATCAAGGTATCTTTGTAGTTCTTATTGACTCAGAGAACGCACTTGACGAAGCGTGGCTACAAGCACTTGACGTAGATACTTCAGAAGATAAACTGCTAAAACTTAATATGTCAATGATTGATGACGTAGCAAAGACTATTAGTACGTTTATGGCAGACTACAAAGCAATGAACGAAGAAGATCGTCCTAAGGTATTGTTTGTAGTTGACTCACTAGGCATGTTGCTAACACCTACAGACGTTGACCAGTTTAACAAAGGTGATATGAAAGGTGATATGGGTCGTAAGCCTAAAGCACTAACAGCACTTGTTCGTAACACCGTTAATATGTTTGGTTCGCACAATGTAGGCTTAGTAGCAACTAACCACACTTATGCATCGCAAGATATGTTTGACCCAGATGATAAAATCTCAGGCGGTCAAGGCTTTATCTACGCATCATCTATCGTAGTTGCAATGAAGAAGTTGAAACTTAAAGAAGATGAAGACGGTAACAAGATCAGTGAAGTGCGTGGTATTCGTGCCGCTTGTAAGGTTATGAAAACACGTTATGCTAAACCGTTTGAAGGTGTACAAGTTAAGATTCCATACGAAACAGGTATGAATCCATATAGCGGACTGCTTGAGCTGTTTGAAGCAAAAGGTGTTATTGTTAAGCAAGGCAATCGTCTAAAGTATGAAACAATTGACGGTGAAGAACTATTAGAATATCGTAAAAACTGGAACGGTGAACTACTCGATAAAGTTATGTCAGATTACTTAATTAAGGAGGCTTCTGTGGTAAATACCTCTGAAGTTGACGAAGAAGCAACTGATGTAGAACTAATCGAGGAAACAGTAGCCAATGAGTGAAGACCAAATTGCAGATATTTGGACCATGTTTAAGGAATATCTAGATAAAAAACAGATAGATGTTATAGCAGAAAAATATATAGATTTACTTGCAGATTACGGTGTAGATGATCAAGTATTCAAAGAAGCTATCGGTCACGATAGAGTCCTTGACGAAGCTATAAGTTATTATTTAGATTTAGATAACGTAGATGATGATTACGACGAATGGGATGATTAATGGGTTGGTACAGCGAAGTAAGTCGCGACATAAACAAAATACCTGATGCAATACAGTACTTTGAGACAGAACTTGCAATAGCAAAAAATGAATGTAAACTTGTAGGCAATGTTGAAAAGTCGGCGGCAGCAATGCCCGGTATTGTAGAACATCGTTTTAATCAACTTCAAGAAATTGAAGCCATACTAAATTATTTGAACATTGAGCTACGTAGACTGCGTAGCTCTTTCTTCAAAAAATATCTTGAAAATTATCAACGAGCTCTGTCTAGTCGTGACGTAGAAAAATACGTTGACGGCGAGGCAGACGTTGTTGACTATGAAAAGATTATCAATGAGTTTGCACTAATGCGTAACAAATGGTTAGGAGTCTTAAAGGCCCTTGATCAAAAGCAATGGCAAATAACAAATGTTGTAAAATTACGTGTTGCAGGTATGGAAGATGCTACGTTATGAAAACCTACATAATACGTTTAGAGGAAAATCCACATTCTTGTAGAATGGCACAAGAGTGTTTTGATCAGGCTGTAAAGGTCGGTCTTACTCCAGAATATTTCAAAGCTATAAACGGATTAGATGCGAAAAAACATTACGAACTTACAGGCATACAAGCAAAGAAAAAGTTAAAAAAAGGTAAACTAGGCGTACTAGGTTGCTTTTTTAGTCATTACTATATTTGGCAAGAATGTATCAAAATAAAAAAGCCAATATTAGTATTAGAACACGACGGTTTTATGTTACGTCCACTTCCAGAAAATATAGTACACCAATTTAACGACGTTCTTAAATTAGACAGACTTGATCCGTATAGTAATTCTTATAATAGATCTATAGAAGAAGAAGCTGGACTAGATTTACGTATAGAAAAATATGTTAATTTAAGTCCTAAAAATCCTGTGAAATTAGGTACTGGCAATTATTTCAAAGGGGCATATGCATATATCATCAAACCCCAAGGTGCCCACAAACTTGTTCAACACATTAGAAAAGAAGGACACATTACCGCTGACCAACAGATAGGAGATTGGGTATTGGAAACTAATACAACTGTTCCTAGTGTTGCTAGATTACATCCTTTTTATAGTGAAGGTTCGAATATAAAAACACATAGCCTTACTTCAAATCTAGGAAAAGTATAATGTATAATGCATGGTGGCTAACAAAGGACAAAAACTTTGGAGATTTACTTACACCTTATATCTTAGATTATTTTAATATTGATTATACACCTACTAAAATTGAAGATGCCCAACTACTGTGTATAGGATCAATTGCAAGACATGCAAAAGACGGCACAATTGTATTAGGTTCTGGCATGATAAATGGCCGTAAAGAAAAATTAAATCCAAACGCAGACTGGAGATTTGTGAGGGGTCCTTATACTAGACAACGTGTATTAGACTGCGGAGGCAGCTGTCCTGAAATATATGGCGATGCAGCAATGCTATTGCCATTGTTATGTCCAGCAGAAGAAAAGAAATATGACGTTGGTATTGTTCCACATTTTGTTGACTACGATTACGTCAAAGAGTATTATCCTAACTATAAAATCATTAATGTAATAAATGACGATCCTTTAGAAGTTGCTAAAGAAATATCTCAATGCAAGAAAATTATTAGTAGTTCTTTACACGGAATTATTGCAGCTCACGCATATGGAATACCTGCTGCTTGGGTAGAATTTTCTGATAAAATAAAAGGAGATAAAATTAAGTTCAAAGATCATTATGCTGCGTTAGGATTGATTGCTACAATTTCTACAGTAGATCATCCTGTGTTTACAGTTGGACAATTAAATTTAAATCCAATTATAAATATTTTAAAAAGCTTATAGAAGGAAAATAAATGGCGCATTTTGACTACATTATAGACAAGATACACAGAGCTGACTTTGTTGAAAGTCCGTTTAAATATCTATATATAGAAAATTTCTTTAATCAAGAGGACTTTGAATTAATTACTTCAGATAAACAAATAAATTTACAAAAATATAATTCTACCGAGGAATTAATTGAAGACCTTCAATCGAAAAAATACAAACCTGTTCCTTTTCCAGGATGCACAACATCAGTTAATGAATATTTAGATTGGTATAACAATTCTACAACTACAGGATTTCATAATGATGACTTGTTAGAAGGATTTGGAATGAGTATGCGTCTAAGATCCTATGCTAACGAAAAGATACAAGAATTAATGAACTTTTTGAATTCAGATACCTTTCATAATGTAATTAAGGAAAAGTTTGGGAAAACAAAAAAAACAATAGTCGAAACTGCTATACAAAAATATCTTTCGGGATATGAAATTAGTCCACATCCTGACATTAGAACAAAATGTTTAACATACATGATAAACATCAACACTGATACAGCATTGTCTGAAAAACTAGACTTACATACTCATTTTATGTCATTTAAAGATAGTAAATCAAACATATATGACTATTGGAAAGATAATACAGCAGTAGATCGATGCTGGGTGCCGTGGGATTGGTGTGAGACCAATTTTCAACATGTAAAGAACAATTCTATTACAATGTTTGCTCCTGATAATAATACATTACATGCAGTAAAGTTAAAATACGATCATAAAGTAATACAACGAACACAAATATACGGAAATCTATGGTATGATACAAAAAAAGGAAAATCTTCTTCGTGGAAGGATTTAGAACAAGTATGAGTAAAATTGCTTTAGAAGGAAAATATCAAGGACACGACGGCGGCGCAAAAAAAAGGATAGGAAGATCTTTTTATAGAGGAGAGTATGTAAATTTTAATCCTTACTTAAAAGACTTCGAACAAGAAAATTTTCTTGATAACTATCTGTTTAAAGGTTGGAAACCTGATAATAAAATTATTACCAAAAACACTAAGGTTACAGCATTTGGTAGTTGTTTTGCAAGCAACATTGCTAACCATTTAAGTAATGCAGGGTATTCGTTATCAAAAGACGAACAACCTGATATCTATATTAGTTCTATGGGTGAAGGTCTTGTAAACACATTTTCACTTCTACAACAATTTGAATGGGCACTAGAAGATAAGACGCCAACACAAGCATTATGGCACGGTTACAAAGCAGAAGATTACGGTTATTCAGATGAGATCAAAGAAAAAACAAAAGAAGCATTTTTAAATACAGAATTTTTTATTATCACATTAGGACTATCTGAGATATGGTATGACGAAGTAACTGGCGAAGTATTTTGGAGAGCTGTACCACAGGACAAAGTTGATCCAAGCAGGCATAAATTTAGAGTGTGTACATTATTAGAAACAAAAGAAAATCTACAAAAAATTTATAACATAATACGCAAGCACATACCAAATGCAAAGCTGCTGTTTACTCTAAGTCCTGTACCTTTAGCAGCTACTTTCCGACCAGTAAGTTGTATGAGTGCTAACAGTGTATCCAAATCAATATTAAGAGCTGCACTAGATGAATTTTATAGAGACAATTGGTCTGATGTAAACACCAAGTTGTTTTATTTTCCAAGTTACGAAATTGTTACAGAATTGTTCTTCCAAAAATTTAAAGAAGACAATCGACATCCTAAAGACGAAATTATTGCAATGATAATGAACTTATTCGAGTACTACTATTGTGATACTAAAATGAGTAATATTGAACAAACATATAAAAAATTAAGAGAAGAAAACAAAAATCAAATAACTTGATAATCATTATATACCCACATAAATATCTACATGAAAGTAGTATTGGTTACAGGCGGCTTTGATCCGTTACACAGTGGTCACATAGAATATTTTAAAGCAGCAAAAGAATTAGGCGATCACCTTGTTGTAGGTGTGAATAGTGATGCATGGCTTACACGTAAAAAGGGTAAAGCATTTATGCCCTTTGAAGAACGTTGTGCAATAATTAAAGAACTAGATTGTGTAAATGAAGTTATAGGATTCAATGACGATGACGATACTGCCTGTGCTGCAATATTTCAAGTGCTGTCCACTGTAGGCAGTCAAACTAAAGTCGTATTTGCTAACGGCGGCGATAGAACCAAAGACAACATTCCTGAAATGATATATGACGATGTTGAATTTGTATTTGGTGTTGGTGGCGAAGATAAAAAGAATTCAAGCAGTTGGATACTCAAAGAATGGAGTCAACCTACTACTGAACGTGCCTGGGGCAAATACACTGTGCTACACAAAGGTGACGGTTGGCAGGTAAAACAATTAGCGTTTTATGCAGGTAAAGCATTAAGCGACCAACGGCATTTTAAACGTTCTGAACATTGGCATGTGGTAGAAGGTGAAATAAAAATGATCCTTGAATATACAAACGGACTACGCCATACAAAAAGATTAACAGCAGGCGATAGTATAGATATTCCTATGCTAACATGGCATAAAGCAAGTAATATAGGCGATGTTACTGCAAAAGTAATTGAAGTATGGATGGGGAACCATTTAACAGAAGACGATATTGAAAGAAGAGATTAATGAAAGTATTTGTAGGATATGACACTAGAGAAGATATTGCTTACCAAGTTTGTAAACACAGTATTGAAACTAAGAGTAAACTAGCCGATGTACGTCCCCTAAAACAACAGGAATTACGTGATGCAGGATGGTATACTAGACCAATAGATAAACTTGCAAGTACAGAGTTTACATTCACACGTTTTCTAATACCAGAGCTTACCAACTTTAAAGGTTGGGCATTGTTTATGGATTGCGATATGATCCTTACAACAGACATCAAAGAACTGTTTGATCAAGCAGATCCAAAGTATGCAGTGATGTGTGTGCAACATGATTATACACCTAAAGAAGGCACAAAGATGGATGGACAAAAGCAAACTATCTATCCACGTAAAAACTGGTCAAGTGTAATGTTGTTTAACTGTGGTCATCCAAGCAATGCTGCATTAACACAAGACTTAGTTAATGATCCAGAAATAAACGGAGCATATCTACACAGATTTAGTTGGTTAAAAGATGAAGAAATTGGAGAATTGGATCACACTTGGAATTATCTTGTTGGTGTTTATGACGATATAGAAACACCAAAACTAATACATTATACAGAAGGAGGACCGTGGTTTGAAAACTATAGAAACTGTGAATTCAGTGATCTATGGAAACAAGAACTTGCGGACATGATGAATGGGTAAAGTAGCAGCTATAGACAGTAAAGGCGGAAACAATTATCATAAGAAAGGGCACGAATACGATCCGTATTTGCGCAGTTTTATGATAGGAGTAGATGGAAAGGAATCTACTTGGGAAGCTGAAGAGGATACTGATAGTATCCTTATTGTACGTGGCCTAGGCGGCGGTAGTCAAAAAGCTATAAAACGTTGTTGGAGTACAGGGAGGCCTTTCTATGCAATCGATACAGGATATTTTGGTAATGACAAACACAAAAGATGGCATCGTATAACATATAATGCGCTACAAAATATGGAGTCTATTATAGATAGACCAGATGATAGGTTAAAGTTACAGTTAGGGGATTGGGAAAATATATACAAACCTTTTACGCCAGGCGAAAAAATTCTAGTATGTCCTCCGAGTGACAAAGTAATGAATATGTTTAATCAAGGCACTGCCGAAGAATGGACTAAAAAATGTGTTGCACAAATAAGAAAAATAACCAATAGACCCGTTGTAATCAGAATGAAGCCTATTAGAAGTGAACGTATCAGCACAAAGACAATACAAGACGCACTAGCAGATGACATACACTGTTTAGTAACATACAATAGTATTGCTGCTACCGAAGCATTGATGGAAGGCAAGCCTGCTATTACGCTAGGTCCAAATGCAGCTCAACTTGTATGCGAAACAAAACTGGAAAATATAGAAAATCCACGTATACCTAGTGAAAAGCAAATGTATGCCTTCATGAAGCACCTGTCTTATGCACAATTTACGCAAGCCGAGATGGAGGACGGTACTGCTTGGAAGATATTAACGGAGCGTAGATAATGGGTACAAAGGTTGCAAGCTATCTAATGGGTATACCTCCAGGAAATAAAAATCCTGAAAAACCTGCAATTATAGTTAACTTCATAGAAGGTGTATGGAAGAGCGGCGACGAAGGAACAATTGTCACAGATTACAATCCTGTTGATGCAGATGTTGCTGTAGTACAAGGATTTGTGCACCCTGGCAGTAAAAAGATGCCGCATTTAGATTTGCGTAAAAGAGTTTTTGATAAACAACAAATCGAAGGCAAAAGAAGCATCATTGTCGATAGTAATTTATTTTTATCTTATGATCCAGATAATACAAAAAAATATTTAAGGTACAGCTATGACGGCGTATTTCCTAATACAGGCGAGTATTGTAATGATTTGCCTGATCCTTCGAGATGGGAACAAATAAAAAGAGACATAGGAATAGAACTACAAGTACCAAGATATCATGGCAAGTATATTTTAATTTGCTGTCAGCGTGACGGTGGTTGGAGTATGGATGGCCAGCCAGTTATGCCATGGCTTGTAAGAACAATTAATATAATTAGAAAGTTTTCCGATCGTATGATATTAGTTAGATTTCATCCTGGTGATAAAAACCGAATTCAGCATATAAGAGCTCTGCAACGATATAGATTACCTGGCGTAGCACCTAGTAATTCGGATGGTTTATTAAAAGATCTAAAGAATGCTTATGCAGTTATTAATTACAACAGTAGTCCGGCTGTTGTAGCAGCAATAGAAGGAATTCCTACATTTGTTTTAGATCCTGATCGTAGTCAAGCAGCAGACGTATCACATCATAGTCTAAGCGAATTAGAAAATCCAAGAGAATTTGATAGAGAATCGTGGATTAGAAAAATGGCTCAGATGCACTGGACATTAGACGAACTTAAAGACGGAACAGCATGGAGGCACCTAAGACAATGGGCCAAGAAATAATAGTAGTAACAACTTTCCATCCAGAAGGAATGGAAGTATATGGACAACGTTTTATAGATAGCTTTGCACAAAACGTTGCTAAACGTATCAAATTAGTCGTTTACGCAGAGGACTGTACGCCAGTTAACCCTGACCCTAACCAAATTACTATACTTGATGCAAAGCAAGAATTACCTAAACTAAATGCATTTAAAGAACGTTGGAAAGATGATCCAAAGGCAAATGGTATCCCGCCAGATAATATAAAAGCTAAACGTCCAAGAGATTGGCACAAAGAATTTAAATGGCATGCGATACGTTTTGCAAATAAAGTATATGCAGTGTTTGATGCTTGTGCAAAAAATTATGGCACAGGTAGATGGATCGTTTGGATGGATGCAGACACATATGTACATAGTCCGTGGAGTCTTAAACAGTTTGAAGAACTACTGCCTTATAACAATTGGCTAACATATGTAGGTCGCGGCAAAGGATCTCAAACATGGCCAGAATGCGGATTTTATGGTATTAACATGAATCATCCAGTAGGTTGTAGTTTTGTAGAAGCGTTTGAACGTATGTATGAAGATGCAGACAACGGTATCTTTACACTAGAAGAATGGCACGACAGTTATGTGTTTGGCGAATTATTAAACAAAAATTTTGCAGACTTCAAAGACAAGGCACTAGATTATAGTGCTAACATATACAATAAAACTGCAAAAACTGGCGGCGGCGGACATCCCTTGATAAACAGTGAATTAGGTAAATGGATCGACCATATGAAAGGCGCCAGAAAATTTGACGGCAAATCAAAACGTAAAGATCTAATGGGCAATAGAACTGAACCTTACTGGCAAACAGTAAAATGATTTTTTGTTTATATACAGATTACGGTGCATTGAATAGTAAGCCTGTATTTGAAGCATTTGCACACAGCCTTATTGATGCAGGACATACTGTAATTTATAACGAACCGTATAGAGTAATGAATCATTACAATAATTACGATGTGGCTGTAATATGGAGTGTTTTATGGAATGGACGAATGTCCTCCAATCAGCAAGTATGGGAAGTAAATAGAAACAATAACAGACCTGTAATTGTACTGGAAGTAGGTGGCATACAGAGAGGTACTACATGGAAGGTAGGATTGAATGGAATCAATAGAGATGCTTATTGGGGGATTGATAATAATAGCGATAGCCGTGTCCGTTTACTTGGACTTGAAGTAAAACCTTGGCGTACGGACGGCGAGTATATTCTTATATGTGGTCAACACGATAAAAGTTTGCAATGGCAAAACATGCCACGTATGAGCAATTGGTTTTTAAACACATACGACGAAATACGCAAACACACAGACCGTCCTATAATATTCAGACCGCATCCACGCTGTAGACTTGAACATATAGAACGTGGGTTGCGTTATGTAGAAAGACAGGAACCTCGACATGTTACTAATACTTACGACGACTTTGATATGGGCTTTAATAATGTTTGGGCTACTATCAGTTACTCAAGTAACCCGGGCATACACAGTATCATTAACGGAGTGCCTGCTTTTGTTAGTACTCACAGTCTTGCTTACCCTGCAGGCAATGATATTGATTTTTTACATACTATAGAACAGCCTCTAATGCCAGATAGAACACAATGGCTCAACGACTATGCTTGGACAGAATATACTATAGAAGAAATTAAAAACGGTGTTCCACTTAAACGATTGACAAATATGATTTTTTAAGTTATACTTAATGTATGACAAATATTACTACTATCGAAGATTGTTTAGAACTTGTTGCAGGTCTACAGTTAGGACCTAAAATACAAATAGAGTCTAGTGATATAACAATTATGCATAGCATTGCTAGGCAAGTGTTTAAAGGCACAGCTCTCACAGACCGTCAATTTGCTCTTATGAAGCAAAAACTCACTGTATACAAAGATCAATTTATTAATATAGACTGCGATTTTGATTTTGTAATTGAGCAACTGCGACAGCCTTTAAGAGAAATTGATCGTAGTAAGTATATAAAAATTTGTAATCCGTCTGAAGATGAAATTCCATTGGCTGGAATTGATAATGATCAGCAATGGATTAAAGTAAGATTTCCGTTTAAAAAATCTTTGATAATCTTAGTAAATGACATTGCTAGTGCAGAAAATTATTATCATAAAAAAGGTTCACATGAACACTTTTATGCTTTGACTGATTTAAACACAGATCTAATATTAGGAAAGTTTATAGATAAAGGATTTGAAATTGATCAAGAGTTGTTAGACAGATACAACGATATTCAAAAAATTAAAGAAAACAAAACAAATTATATTCCTTATTTTGATGGAGAAAATATTTGTAATCTAAATGCCAATGCTATACATTTTTTAAAGAAAGAAATTGGAGAAATATCAAAGGATAATTTTACTAAAGTTGCTGACAGAAGTTTGAGGTATGGATATCAAGTAGATAAAAAAGAATGTGTAAGTATTGTTGAAAAAATTGCATATAGAAATAGTACATCAGTTCATATTAAACCAAGCAAGCACAATTTGCAAGAAGTTCTTATGGCATTACATACCTTAGATAGATTTCCACTTGTAGTTTTATTAAATGAAAATCAAGCATTAAGTCAATTAGATAGTGTATACAAAATATTTAGAGACGTAATTCCTAGCTCACAGCAAGCAGTCATGTTTAGAAAAACAGGTTATGATGATTTCAATGTTTATGTAAAAGATAAATCTTTAAACAATTGGGTTGACAACAATACAAAAATAGTGTATATTAATGCTAAGAAAGTGCCAAAAGTACTCTTGAGTTCGGGGTGGAATCCTATTACAGCAATATGTTTTGATAGTTTTAGTTCTAGAGAAATAGAAGCTTATGTAAGTTTTAACGCAGATTTGTTTATAACTTATGAAGAAAGTCTTAGTCCGTTTGCAAATAGATCTAGCTCGTATATAAGACGTTATGGAATTTAAATGGCTAGTTGTAGATTAATAATTGAAGATGAAGTAAACATCAAGCTAGAAGGACTAGAGGTAGATGTACGACGAAAACTAGCCAGTGCTCTTAAGTTTGAAGTGCCTTATGCAAGGTACATGCCCCAGTATAAATTAGGACGTTGGGACGGTAAAGTTGCTTTTTTTGGCATCGGCGGCACAGGCTACGTTAATCATCTTGATACTATTGTTTCGGTTCTACAAAAAAATAATGTTCAAATAGTTGATATTGATGATCGTAGACATCCTGTACAGTTTAATTTTCCTACTATAGACGAACGATATTGGGCAGACCAGGGCGTTGTATGGCCTAAAGGACATCCAGCAGAAGGTGAAGAAATTATTCTGCGTGACTATCAAGTCACAGCAATAAACAACTTTCTACAAAACCCACAGAGCTTGCAAGAGATTGCAACAGGTGCAGGTAAAACAATTACAACTGCAACACTGTCACACATCAGTGAGCCATATGGTCGTAGTATAGTTATTGTGCCTAACAAATCACTTGTTACACAGACTGAAGAAGACTATATTAATTGTGGACTAGACGTTGGCGTATATTTTGGTGATAGAAAAGAACTAGGCAAGACTCACACAATCTGTACTTGGCAAAGTTTAAACATATTAGATAAGAAGCACAAAGACGGAGAAGCAGTATTATCTCTTGCAGAGTTTTTAGATGGTGTAAGCACTATTATCGTAGACGAAGTGCATCAAGCAAAGGCAGAAGTACTAAAGAATTTACTTACACGCAACTTAAAAAATGCTCCAATACGTTGGGGTTTGACAGGTACAGTACCTAAAGAGAAGTTTGAGTTCGAGTCGATACATGCTTCACTTGGCCCCGTAATTGGACAAATTAGTGCAAAAGAATTGCAAGACAAAGGTGTACTATCGCAGTGTCATGTGAATATTGTTCAACTAGTTGATACCCAAGTACACAGAGACTATCAATCAGAACTCAAGTATCTAGTTACAAACCCAGAAAGAATAGAATATATAGGCAAACTACTAAACACAGTTAAAGAGTCAGGCAATACACTTATACTTGTAGATCGTATTAGTGCAGGTGAAATGTTACAAGAACTTATTCCAGGCTCTACATTTGTAAAAGGCGATGTAAAATTAAAAGACAGAAAGGAAGCATACGATGAAATTAACGAAGGAACAAATCACGTGGTCATTGCTACGTATGGCGTTGCTGCCGTCGGCATTAATATCCCTCGTATTTTTAATCTTGTTCTTATAGAACCAGGCAAAAGTTTTGTTAGAGTAATCCAATCAATTGGTAGAGGCGTAAGAAAGGCAAAGGACAAAGACTTCGTTCAAATATGGGATCTTACAAGCACTTGTAAGTTTGCGAAGCGGCACCTTACTCAACGTAAGAAATTTTACAAGGAGGCGCAGTACCCATTCACAATAGAAAAAGTGGATTGGAATTAATGAGAATATTAACATTAGACGACAAGTCATTTCAGCTAGATGACTTGCCAGAACAAATTGAAGATGATATAAGATTTGCAGTTTTAGATAACTCAGATCCTAAAGAACCTGATTTCTTTTTTGTGCCTTTAATTTTCTTAGAATCTTTTAGTTCTCCAGCAATGGTGCTAGAAATTAACGGACACGAAATTACAATGCCAGTTGACTGGCACATTGCAGTAGGAGATTCTGAAGCAGGAACAGATTTAGAAATCCTACCGTTAACAAGTATCAACGATAGAGGATTTGAAGCATTTCTTTTTAATCCTTTATCTGGTTATAAAATGGAGTTTGGAACATTGAATATAACAAATTTTTACACGGATGTAAAATGGTATTTTCCTAAAATGAAAAACGGACAACTTTTAACAGTGCCAATCACTGACGGAGATAAACCTCAGTGTGCTTACTTTGTAAAAGACATAAGTAGGCAATGTGAAGTAATAGATAATTCAAAGTTGCTTTAATGGATAATAGATATCATAGATATTTAGATTTACCTTTTGAAATTACAAAACACCCGCTTTGTGATACAGAACCAACTGACATGAAGCATCTAGATATCAATCCTTATAGAGATCCACAAATAGATTCATGGCTTGAAAGTTTAGGGTTGTATTGTAATCATTCTGAGGTATTTTGGACACCTGCAGGTGCAAGTTTACCTGTACATGCAGATGATGTAACTTTAGACGATCACGTAAAGATAAACATTACTTACGGTCCTGAAGAAGGAAAAATACGATGGTGGAAATCAAAAAAGTCTCAAGTCGTTACTGATATTGAAACCGCAAAAAAAATGTTACATGACTTAGATAATGATGTTGCAGACGAATTTAGCGAAAGAGAACATACAAATGTTCTTGCTAATAGAGACGATTGCACATTAGTATATGAAGCAAACACAAATCGTCCTAGTTTAGTAAATGTAGGACAATTACATGATACGTATAGTCCTCCACACAAAGGAAGATGGACACTTTGTTTTGTACCAGGAGTTCCTAACGGACCTGGATATATTTATTGGGACGAAGCAGTAGAAATATTTAAAGATTATATTATTAAGGAATAGACTATGGAATGGCTTAACAAAATATTTAGGATCAAATCTAAAGATCTTGGATTAGAAGTTGAACTACCTGCTGTAGATGAAAAGCCAAAAGTTGTAGATGTAATGAAGGATGATGTTGACCCTGCAGAGGTAACAATTGAGAATGCGTATAAAACTAGATGGATATGGTATCATACAATTCTTGCAATTGAAATTTTGTTTACAAATATATTATTGGTCGCTATCCTATTAGTAATTGCATTTAAATTATAAGGAGTAAATATGAAAGCAGGAAAAATTTGGGGACAAACTGAACTTATACATGCTAACGGTGTATTGGAATTTCACCGTATTGAATACAAAGCAGGATACAAATGCTCAGAACACGAACATAGATTTAAATGGAATGGATTCTTTGTAGAGTCTGGTAAAATGATTGTTCGTGTTTGGCAAGACGATCAAGGACTAGTTGACGAAACTATTTTAGAAGCAGGAGACTTTACACAAGTCAAGCCTGGTAAAATTCATCAGTTTGAAGGATTAGAAGACGGTGTTGCATTTGAGCTATACTGGGCAGAATTTAATCACGACGACATTGTACGTAGAACAAGTGGAACACAAGTTGGGAAATCTAATACCAAATGAAGCTCTAATATACGAGAGAGCAGACGGTGTTGTCTATGCTCGTTATCGCGATCCTCCGCACAATAAACTTCCTCGCTGGATAGTTGGAGGTGATCCAGGCGGAGTATCACGTGCTCAAGGAAAATTGTTACACTACGGCGATTGGCAAGAGTTGTGTGATTTGTGTGAAGAAAATGAAACACTTAAAAAGCTAATGGATAAACTAGTAACAACATACTGGTTAATAAAGGATAGCAAATGAGAATTATTGCAGGACCTTGCCAACACGAAACACTAGCACAGAGTGCAGAGATTGCTCGTGAGTGTAAACGTGTATGTGACAAATACGGCATTGAATATTATTTTAAAGCAAGTTTTGACAAAGCTAATCGTACAAGCGTAAACGGCAAACGAGGTGTAGGACTACACCCGTTTGTACACGACATACTTGCATTGAAAGACGAGTTAGATGTAAAGACACTTACAGATGTACACGAAGTTGATCAAATACAATACCTTACACATATTGTAGATGTGCTGCAAATTCCTGCATTCCTTTGTAGACAAACAGATTTAATTGAAGCAGCCTGTGCAACAGACTGTATTGTAAATATTAAGAAAGGACAGTTCCTTGCACCCTGGGATGTCAAAGGTATACTAAGTAAAACTAAAGGTGCAAAAGAAGTTTGGATTACAGAAAGGGGTACTAGTTTTGGATATAATACTTTGGTTGTTGATTTCACCGGCCTTAACTATATGCTTGATAACTTTGATTGTCCTATTGTACTGGACGCCACGCACTCAGTACAAAAGCCAGGCGGCGCAGGAGATAGTAGCGGCGGGAATAGGGATTACGTTCCTGGCCTTGCTCGTGCAGCTAGTGCTTTGGGGATTAGGAATTTCTTTCTAGAAGTACATGCTGACCCAGACAATGCACCAAGTGACGGACCTAATATGTTACGACTAGAAGACTTTGAAAGGACAGTACGTGAAATTATCAGCTATTCTTATACCGGCTAGATACGGAAGCACTCGCTTCCCAGGAAAGCCGCTTACAATGCTAAACGGCAAAACAATGATACAAACTGTGGCAGAGAAATGTAAAGATTTTGGCTATGACACATATGTACTTACAGACCATAAGCTAATTGCACAGGCAGCACAAGCATCAGGCGTAGGCGTTTATATAGATACTGCTAATTATGAAAACGGCACAGAAAGATGTGCAGGTGCTGTGTACAGTAGAAAATTTGATGACTACGATTACTTTATAAATGTGCAAGGTGATATGCCAGACGTAACACAAGAAATGGTTGAAAAGTGTGTGTTTAGTTTAGGCAATCATTACCAAATTAGCACAGTGTACACTGATATGCCAGAAGAAAAACAAAATGATCCTAGCTCAGTAAAAATGGTACGTGGAGGAGATTCTGCACTTTGGTTTGGTAGAGGTATGACAGGGTATGGCTTATGGCACTTAGGTGTTTATGGCTACACTAAGAATGCACTTCAATGCTATAACCATATGCAAATTGAAAAAGAAGAACGTGTAGAAAAACTTGAACAACTACGCTGGTTAAAAAACGGTTGGCAAATTGGTTGTTTGAGTGTACAATTTAATGGTACTGAGATTAATACTCCTGAAGATGTAGAGACGTGGAATGCCCAACAAACACATTGATTTATTCAAAGAAATGATTCCTGCGCTAGATGGCGGAATGCGTCAACTTTATGATGCAGCAGGTGAAGAAGGACAGAAAGAGATCAAAGGCGACCTTTGGAATCTCAACAGATATATGAGTAGTGTAAAAGGTTCACGTGAAAAACAAGAACTTGCTGTGTTTAAAACAAATGAATACTATAACAAGAACTGGGCAGTACTAGGTAACAAAGAAGCAAAACTACAGTGGTACTTGTTATGTCAATGCGGTAACACAGGCAAGAATGAGTTTCATCCTTGGATAGGTTTTAAGAAAAAAGGTGCAGACAATGGCAAAGGCATCAAAGTTATCGAACAGATATATCCTAATATGAAACAAGATGAGGTAGAATTACTTGCTAGAATACTTACAAAAAAAGAACTCAAAGAGTTGGCTGAAGAATATGGAATCGATGCCAAACTCTGAAAAACCATATAAATGCGAATACTGTGGTAGTGGTTATGTAAGAGAAAAAACGCTTGCAGCGCATATGTGCGAAAAGAAACGTAGGGCTTTACAAAAAGATGAAAAACGTGTACGTCACGGATTTTATGCATTCCAAAGATTTTATAAACTAAGCGCAGGTGCTAAAAAAGATAAAACTTACGAAGACTTTTGTTCATCTCCTTACTATAATGCTTTTGTCAAGTTTGGTAGTTTTATCAGTAATGTTAAACCTTTATATCCTGAACGATATATCGATTATGTGGTCACAAGCGGTGTCAAGCTAGACCATTGGTGCAAGGAAACAATGTATGAAAAGTATGCACTCGAACTTATACTTAAAGAAGATGTAGCAACGGCTCTTGAACGTTCAGTAAAAACAATGATGGATTGGGCAGAAGACAAGACTGCTCCGTGGAATCATTATTTTTATCATGTAAGTTTAAATAGAGCAGTGTGGGATATTAAGGACGGAAAGATATCGCCTTGG